CGTGCTGCTGGAGAACCTTGATTGCTTCGGGAAAGTCGAACCTGGCCTCCAACTCTTCTACGCTATAATCTGCACGGAACTTGCGCCATGTTATCTCATCCCAGGCTTTGAGTTGCCCCCACAATTCTGGATATTTTTGATAAAGCACGCGCAACTCTGCAAGAGACTGCAATGGGCAACACCAACATGATACTCGCTTGAAATCTTTGTACAATCCATCCCAATCAAAACCACGGTCGTAGCAATATTGCAAGCACTCTTTTTCGGTGATACCCCACTCCACAAGAGGGTGAAAACTATTCTCTTTTTGATTTGTTTTGCGCTCTAAACGATATAATTCGTCCGCTGCGATACCGACATACTCAACGATTTCGTATCGATCACGGAGTCCGTTGATAAACACTTCTCTCGGCTTATCTTTCAAGCGATTGGTACACCAACGCATTCTTGGTCCCGCCCAGCCGTATCCAGTCTTGTCCGCGCCGAACATTTCAATAAACTTTTTGCTCCGACCGCGAGGAATGCTGTGGTCTTTGAAATAGTATTCAAAATCGTGTTCTGCTCTCACCCTGGTGATAGGTCTTCCGATGTATTTCTCCAACCGATCAAGATGCGCGTACATCCCCGGAAACTCCAGTCCGGTATCGCAAAAAAGGATGCAGTCAACTTGCATCCCCTTTTCAAGCATCATCAAAAGCATCGCCGTTGAGTCTTTCCCACCGGATAGACTAACTATGTGATATTTCGGCTTGCTCATCTTTGCTTTCCACCTTCTTCACCAGATCGGAATACGGGATCTTTTCCCCGTTTCGTATACAGTAAACACCTTCGGAGTCCCCGGTATCGTCCACATACCTACGCAGGATGACCGATGCGTACTTCTCATCGAGTTCCATCGTGTAGCAGATACGGTTTAGCCCGTTACACGCCATCATGGTAGAGCCACTTCCCCCGAACGTATCAATGACAATGGCATTCTCCTGCGAGGAGTTCTTCAAGGGATAACCGAGAAGATCGAGCGGTTTACTTGTAGGATGGTTTTCGTTCCGTTTGGGCTTTTTGAAGTTCCAAATGGTGGTCTGTTTCCTATCCGAGTACCAGTTGTGCTTGCCGTTTTTCAAGAACCCGTAGAGGATGGGTTCGTGCTGCCATTGATAGTCCGAGCGACCCAGGACAAGACTGTCCTTCACCCAAATGCAACAGCCGGCGAGGTGGAAACCCGCATCGATAAATGCCTGGCGAAAATTCAGACCTTCCGTGTCTGCGTGGAAAACATATCCCGCGCCGCCCGGTTCCAAATGCGCCACCATATTCTCAAATGCCTTTTTGAGGAAGTTGTAAAACTCCTCGTTCTTCATGCTGTCGTTCTGAATGGTCAGGCCGCTCGAACTTTTGAAGGAAACACCATAAGGAGGATCGGTCAGCACCAGGTTGGCGCGTTTTCCGTCCATCAGTTTGTCAACGTCCGCCGGGTCGGTCGCGTCACCACACATCAGTCTGTGTCTGCCAACGACCCAAATGTCCCCTCTTTCGACAAAAGATGCCTTTTCCAGGGCGGCGGTCAGGTCGTAGTCATCGTCCTCGATGTCTGGTTCGTCACCTTTGAAAAGATCGGTGAGTTCTTTCTCGTCAAACCCGGTCAAACCGATATCAAAATCGGCATCCTGAAGGGCTTCGATCTCGACTCGCAGCATCTCCTCGTCCCACCCGGCATCAAGCGCCATTCGGTTGTCGGCGAGGATGTAAGCCTTCTTCTGTGCATCTGATAAAAAGTCGGCAAAAACACACGGAACTTCCGTGATGCCTTCTTCCTTTGCTGCAAGCACTCGACCATGACCGGCAATGATGCCATAGTCGCGGTCGATAATGACAGGGTTAATAAAACCGAACTCACGAAGGCTGGAGCGGAGTTTGTTTATCTGCTCCGGCGAGTGGGTTCGGGCATTGTTCACGTAAGGTACCAACTTCGTGATTGATACCAACTGCATATCGGTAGTCGTTCTTGCCATAGCGGTCTCCTTTACACAAGACCCCACTCGGCGAATTTCTCAAAGCCACCGACCGAACGGATGTATTCCCTTGCGATCTCTACGATCTCCGAATAGTCCTTTCCATCGATAGTCTCATCGCCGATGGCGCACGAAAACTCCACGATATTACCCGTCTCTTGGGCTTTTAGCCATGCGTAAATGTTCACGCTGACATCCGCTTTCGAGAGGTCTTTCCCGTGGAGTCCACCGCCCGTTACGCTGTCAGCCATATCACTACCGAGCTTGCGGTTGGTCGCACCGGAGTCGACGTCAATGCTGCCGGTCCAATCGCCGAGTGGATTGATTGTCGCAAAGGGATACTCCGCTTGGAGTTCCTCGGTGGGAACGTTGCTCTGACAGATGATGAGGCGGTCAGCATCAAGGATGTACTTGCCGTCATACGGATACTTGGCATAAATCGCTCTTGCGATCCTGGAGAGTTCCCTCTGCGTTTCCGTCACCGGCACACCTTTGAAGATGCCGTTGTCACCGCAGCGAACGCGCTCACCCTGGTTGTATGCGAGAATGGAGTCTTGCGGGACTTCCACATACTCCACGAACACATCGCCGATGATGCGTCTTACGATCTCGTTGATTGCACTCCGCTCGAAGTTGACGGACGTTTCTGCTATGATATAGCAGACTCCGTGTCCGATGAGTACCTCGACCGCAACCTTGGGATTATCCTCAAGGGTGTATGCCAGGTCAACGATAGCGCCTGCGATTCTGTCTGCCACCTTGTCGGGATGGCTGGGATTTACCTTTTCAAACATAGTTTTTATCTCCTTTATTTCCCTCTCCGAGCGGAGAGTAATCTTTCCATAAGGTCATCTTGCGGGTTCGCCCCCGAATAGTCCGTGGAGCAGTTTTCCTTTACGATCTGGAATATCTCGTTCCAGAGCCGAACCGCCTGGTTCATATAGTTAATGCCGATGTTTATAAACGGCGAAGGTATCGGTTTGTTGGTCGTGGGGTGCTTGGAAAGGAAACCGAGCTTGTTGGTCATCTCCTCGCATTGTATCCAACGAGCAGAACACATCGCATATCGTTCGAGGAGTTGCGGGGATACCTTTGCGGCGCACCCGACGCCTTTGAGCCATTCCCAGGTCTCTTCATAGATCTCTTTCGCTTGCAAGGTCGAGCCGTCACGCTGTTCGCTTGTCAAGAAGTCGTGGATCTTAGGCATCTCTACCCCTTCCACTTCGGGAATATCCAAGACGGTCAGCGGTCTTCCACCGGGATTTCCGTTGTCTATCTTATCTTTCACGGCGGATTTCTTTCGTCCGGCACCTGGTCTGGCACCGCCTTGTCCGCCTATATTGTTCGATTTTGTAGGCATTTGAATTTGCCCTCCTTTATTACCCTTTTGATTTTGCCATTTTTGCACACGAAACCCCAGGCCGGTGTCCGTTTGGGACCCGGTAGAGATTTTCATCCCCCTACCCCCGCGCAATCAATATTTATAAACGGGGTTCGTCTCTTCCTTGAGCGTTTTTGCATCATGGCACGGCTTGCAGAGGGATTGCCAGTTGTTTTTGTCCCAGAACAACCGTCTGTCCCCGCGGTGCGGTACGATATGGTCGACCACGGTAGCGGGTGTAAGTTTCCCGTTCAGTAGGCATTCGGCACAAAGCGGATGCTCTTTGAGATAAGCCTTGCTTGCCCGTCTCCACTCGTAGGTGTAGCCACGCTCTTGGGGTGGTCTCGTGTATTCCTTATGCATAGGCAGATGCTCTTTGCAGTACATCTTCCCCGGCTCTACGAGGTTCGGACAGCCGGGATGTTTGCAAGGTACTCTCGGACTTCTCGGCATATCTTCCCTCCTTTTTGAAACGAAAAATGCGCCTACGAATTGTAAGCGCATCTCGTTATTTTTTCCTGATTATATCATATCACAATTGCCACCCGGACATCTCTGGTCAAAACTGGTCAAAGCCGGTCATTTCCGTCTTTTTTATGCGGGAACCACGATATTTCGTAGACCCGAGAAATGCTTTCTTCTCACCGTCTTTTCCGAGAGGTTCAACTCCATCGATATCTCCTCCCACTTCATCCCCTGCATATATCGGTACAGAAGAACGTATCTCTCGTCAACGTCCGTCAGCCTTTCGATGACCGCTTGGATCTCTTTCTGCTTGCGTTCCAGCTCATCCATCTCCCGGTTGATCTCCTCTTCCTTCTCCCATATCCTCTCCAGGGCTTTGACAAACGGAGCCTCGGTGCATCTGTTCCCGCTTGGCACTTTGTCTAAAGCCGGTGCGGAGATAGAACACGACAACTCTCGCAGCTCTTCCAGTCTTGCCAGGTTATATTTAATTTTCCGCTTCAAGTTGTACACTTGGCTCAAATACTCGTTTGCCGTCACCTTTTATACCTCCTCTTGTAGTCTTTGAATCAGCATCTTCCCGTCAACGTTGGTCAGTTGCCTATACCACTCCGACTGGAAGAACTCTTCGTCCCGTTGCTTTTCCTTCAAAGCTGCCTCATACCTGGGATACCGTTTCAGTATCCGCAGCGCCTTTCGGTAATCCGCTACCGCCTGAAGGATGATCGCCTCCGCTAATCTCTGAAAACACTCATCCATATTACTTCCTCCCCAGTTCCGCTTTGACCGCATCGATCAATGCGTCCTGCGTCTTCTCTTTCTTGCCGAGTGCTTTTATCACTCGTTCGTCAATCGTTCCTTTTGTCACAATGTGATGCACCACAACCGTGTTCTTTTGCCCTTGGCGATACAGCCTTGCGATAGTCTGCTGATACAGTTCCAAACTCCAGGTAAGACCGAACCATATCAAGGTCGATCCGCCCTCTTGCAGATTGAGTCCGTGTCCCGCCGATGCCGGATGGATAAGCCCTATCGCTATCTCTCCCCGGTTCCATTTGTGTATATCTTCGGGACTCTTAATGTCTCTCGCTGTCGGGAATCTGCTCTTGATCCTCTCAAGATCATGTTTGAACCAGTAAGCCACAAGCACCGGTTTGCCGTTCGCACTCTCGATCAGGTCTTCCAAAGCATTCAGCTTTTCATCGTGGATGGGACACACCTTTCTGTCCTCGTCATAGACAGCGCCATTTGCCATCTGCAGGAGTTTCAGCGATAAAGTTGCCGCATTATTAGCATCTATTTCTTGGTCGGAAAAGTCGACAACCATATCTTTTTTCATACGGTCGTATAATGCTTTCTCCTTCTCGCCCATCTCGACCTTGACTTCATTCATCACCAAAGCGGGGAGTTTCAGGTAATCTTTCGCTCTCATCGATATGGTGATATCGGATATCTTGTCGTAGATCTTCTCCTCCGCGCCGGGGAGTGGCTTGTATGAAAACACAACTTGCCCGTTGGTCTTGTCAGGGGTGAAGTATCCCACACGATATCTCGTGATGTATCTGCCGAGTCTCTCGCCGAAGTCAAGAAGTCTGAACTCCGCCCACAGATCCATCAAGCCGTTCGAGGAAGGA